CTCAGGATTATCTCAGATGACCTTGATCAGCCTGAACTGGCGGTAACTGGCCGAGATCAGCCTCGACTGGAAACTGTGTGGCCTGATGCGTCGGGTTCGTTTGGGGCTGAGGTGGGGGGCTGGGCTTTACAGCACCTTGGTATGGAGTTAATGCCGTGGCAACAGCGTGTGCTTGACGGTCAGTTGTTATTTGATGGCGACGGGGATTTTTTGCACCGTATGTCAATGGTTAGTACGGCTAGACAAAACGGTAAGACTGTTGCGTTGACGGCGTTGGTCGGTTGGTGGCTAACGGAAATGCCTAAGCACCGGGGGCAACCGCAAACCGTGCTATCTACCGCGCACCGTCTTGACTTGGCGGTCATGTTGTACGACAAGTTGGCTGACATTCTCGAATTGCGGTTTGGTGCAAAACTTATGCGGTCGTACGGTCGCAACCAAGTCACAATGCCCGACGGGTCAAAGTGGTTTATTCGTGCAGCCAACTCGAGTGTCGGTCACGGTATGAGTTGCGATCTAATTGTCGCCGACGAGATTTGGGATATTGGCTCGACTGTCATTGACGGCGGTTTGCTACCAGCCCAGCGCGCCCGACGATCACCATTGCTTAGCGCTTGGTCAACAGCAGGCACAGAAGCAAGTACCGCGATGCAACGTTGGCGTGAACAGGGTCTTAGGTCTATTGACCGTGCCGAGCCGTCATCGCTTTATTTTGCTGAGTGGTCGCCGCCGCCTGACATATCGCCTATGGATAGTCGCGCATGGGGTTGGGCAAACCCAGCGCTAGGCAAAACATTGACACTAAAAACGATTGAGGCCGAGAGTGAAAACCCCGACCGCGCAAGTTTCTTACGCGCGTCATGCAACCTTTGGGTTGCGTCTGATAAGTCGTGGATTGCACCGGGTTTGTGGCCTGAGTTGGAGTACACCGACCCTATGCCCGACGGCGGCACAGTCGCCATAGAAACCAGCCTGACCGACGACCGATATTTTGCCACTCGAGCCGTCGTGCTTGACGATCGGCGCACCGTCGTAACCGTCGAGTTTGTTTGCGACACGTACGACGAAATGTTGCGACACGTTGAGCGTCTAGCAAAAAACACGGCAATCAAATTTGCTATTAGCCCGTCGATAGATATTCATTGGCCGTTAGCGCTCGAGCGCCGACGCGCCGTAGTCGGCTACGGCGAAATACTTAAATTTACGCCGCGCATAAAGTCAATGATCAACGAGAAACTACTTTGGCATACGGGCGAAAATATGTTGGCTGAACACGTACAGCGCGCCGTCGCGGTCAGGTCACAAAACAGCATTGCGTTATCTAGCCAACGATCACCCGGCCCGATCGAGTTGGCACGGTGTTTGGTTTGGTCGGCGGCGCTTGCGTCACGACCGACAGCGACAGGCAAGCCAATGATCGTTGTCGCTGGTGGCTAGTATTTTGCTGGGCGGCCGTTAGGTTCTTACTTTCTCGGTTGACGCTTAGCGGTCGCCTATCAACACCCGTCAAATAAATTGGTGGCATACTTAGCGCATGGGCATTTTTAACCGCACCGTCAACAAAGCCGCAATATCACCGCAACCAACTAAAGCGGCCGCGGCTGGTAGCGGATACGTCGGCCAAAATGCTGGCGCAAATTCAATCGGACAGTATTACAACTATGTTGAAGGCACGGCGCGTAATCGTGCTATGAGTGTGCCAACAATTAGTCGAGCGCGCGATCTTATGGCCAGCGTCATTGGTTGCATGAACTTAAAAATGTATACCGAAATGTGGAACGGCGAAGAAATGGAAAAAATGCCGTTAGCGCCACGCACTTGGCTACGACGCATAGACCCAAGTGTGCCAAATTCATTTTTGCTTGCATGGTTATTTGATGATCTTTTTTTCTTCGGAAGAAGCTTTCTTTACGTCACTAGTAGAACAGCCGACGGTTACCCAGCGTCATTTACTCGACTACCCGCGGCGATGATCCAAACACTCGATCAATCAGGCCCAGTTTGGTTTGCACCGTCAAAACAAATTGTGTTTAACGGCGCTGAACTTGACTACACAAACGTCGTGCAATTTTTGTCGCCAATTCAAGGCATTACTTATATGTCAGAAACGGCAATCGCTACAGCGTTAAAACTTGAAGCCGCACGATACCGCAACTCGAGCAGCGCAATACCGGCGGGCATTTTGCGTCAGACTGGCGGCGAACCCTTAAGCGCACAAGAATTAGCCGACCTTGCCGCCGCGTTCAATGCGGCACGTGAAACAAATCAAACCGCGGCACTCAACGAATTTGTTACCTACACCGAAACACTAACCAGCCCTGACAAAATGTTGCTAATTGAAAGCGCAGAATTTCAAGCAATGGAAATGGCACGACTTTGCAACATTCCGCCATACCTTGCAGGCATCAGCGTCGGGTCGTACTCATACCAGTCAAGTGCTGAAAGCCGTATGGATTTGTGGACATTTGGCGTACGTGCATACGCAGATTGCATTGCTGGCACACTCAGCCAAAACAACATTTTGCCAAACGGAACTTACGTCGAATTTGACGTTGAACAATATCTCACCGGCGAATATTCAATGGGTGAAGATCGAGATACACAAACAGAAATTACAGAAAGAGTAGAGTTACCTTCATGATCAGACTTACCCCTTCACAGATCACGGTTGACGCAGCGGCGGCAGAGGGTTTGCCGTCGCGCTCAATCTCAGGCGTAGCCGTCACTTATGACGAGACGGCGACGATTTCTGACGGCACTAAGGTGCGGTTTTTGCAAGGGTCGTTGCCAGTCACGGGGCGCGACCCGAAACTTTTTGGACAACATGACAGCAACCAAATCATTGGCAAAGTTGTGGAGCGTCTAGACACGCCGCAAGGCATGATGTTTACAGCCAAGATCAGCCAAACACGGTTGGGCGATGAGTATTTGACGTTGGCAAATGACGGCGTTATTGACGCGGTATCTGTCGGCGTGACACCAACAAAATTTAGTTACGACGAGGCAGGCGTGATGATCGTTGAGGCTGCCAACTGGTCGGAATTGTCGCTAGTTAGCGAAGGCGCATTTAGCGGGGCAATTATTGAGCGCGTCGCAGCAAGCGCACCCGACGAACCAGTCGAAACACCAGCCGAGAGTATCCACCAAACCGAGCCAGCAGTAGAGTTAATATCAGAACAAGACACAACAAAGGAAACAGACATGACCGACAAAATTGAAACCCCAGTAGTCGAGGCGGCAGCCGCAACAGTTGAAAAACTTTGGGCGCAACCAAAACAAGAATTTAAGATGCCAACACCGGGCGAATACTTTGCCGCGATGACTATTGGTGGAGACACATTTCGCAAAGTCAACGAAGCATACAAAATTGCTGCCGCTAAAAGTCAGTCAGCATTGCAATTTGCTTTAGCACAAGACTTGACAACTGATACACCAGGTTTGTTGCCACAACCAGTTTTGGGCAACGTTTTCTTGAACTACAACTTTGTGCGACCAGTTGTGTCAGCAATAGGTACTCGAGCAATGCCAAACGGACAAGGTAAATCGTTTACTCGCCCAATCATTACTCAGCACACCGCAGCAGGCGTACAAACTGAAGGTCAAGAAGTAACAAACCAAAAAATGACGCTTAGCGCAAATACGGTTACACGTAGCACCGTCGCTGGTGGCGTGTTTATTTCCCAACAAGATATTGACTTCACAGACCCCGCCGCACTCAACGCGATCTTGACCGACTTGCAGGGCCAATACCTTAAAGAAACCGACAACATTGCAGCCGACGCTTGCGTCACCGCAAAACAGACATCAGGTTTCACATGGACAGTTACAGCAGGTGACCCAACAACACTTATGGCAGCGTTGTACGGTTGCGCGTTCAACATCAGCAACTCAACAAACTTGTTTGCAACACACTTGCTGGTAAGCGTTGACGTGTGGCAAAAATTGGGCGGTCAACTTGACGCAGACAAGCGCCCATTATTCCCAGCAATCGGCGCACCGGGTCTTATCGGTCAAAACACATTGGGCGCAGGTTCAGCCGCATCATGGTCAGGCATGA